TTGAACATCAGTGAAAAAATGGACAATGTTGGTGGTATGACAATCAACACAGGTAAATTCGCATCTCTTGGTCTTCCAGTTATCATCGTTGATAGTCCATCATTTACAATGGCAGTAGGTAAAGGTGTTCTGGCACTTACAAGTGAAGCTGGTGTTGTTGTTGATAGTGAAGCTCCACGTGTTTACACAGACTTTGATAGTACAGCAGAGAACACAATGCTACGTATCAAAAGAGAAACTGCCATGAACATACTTGTAAAAGGTTACTCGTACATTAAAGGAACAGTATCACCAACAAATGCAGTATTGTTTGACAAAGGCTCATGGGGTAAAGTTGCAACAGATATTAAAAACACAGCTGGGGCAATCTTCAACGGATTGAGCTAATGAGTTATTTTGCAAACAAATACTTTGAAAATAAGTTCTTTGTAGATAATAACTTCTTTAAGGAGAAATTCTTTAAAGAACCGTTTTTCTATAATGGTTCTATTACAGAAAACGAAGATATAGAAGCAGAACCAAAGAAGCATAAAAGAAAAAGAGCTAAAAAGGATAGTTAATGATAATTATATATCCAAATGATGGATGGAACAGTTTTGTTTCATCCACAACAGCATCTTTGTTTATGGATGGACAGTTGAATAATGCTGCATGGGAGTCAATGGATGCAGTGAAGCAAGATGCACTACTCACGCAGACAGCATTGCAAATAAAACTTTGCGATGGAATAAATCTTCCAGAAGACAATACAAACGATTTGCAAGTAGCACAATTATATTTGATATTACAGGCTAGCAATACGGATATGACAGCTTATGATGCAAATCAAAAGGCAATTACTAAAGAGAAAGTTGATGGTCTTGAAGTTACTTACGATAGTGCATACAAAGCAAATAACAATAGCAGCTTTAATCCAATTACTACTTCATTATTGAAACAGTATGGTTGCATTAACAAAAGTGGCGGTTTTTCTCAATCTTACGTAGGAAGGTCATAATGTCGTTCGCTTCTAATATGCAAAGAGTAGCCAATAATCTCATTTCAAAATATGGGGAAGACGCTACTTTATTTCAGAAGACTAACTTGGGTTATAATCCAGAAAAGGGTGAGAACTTGGAGTTAGAAGAGGATTTCAAGATAAATGGAAAAGTCTCATCTTATACGAAATCAGAGCAGTTAAGCCCTAACGTGATAGTGGGAGACTTGAAGCTAACCATTAGAACTGATTTTGATATAAATCAACAGGATTGGGCTGTAAAATACGCTGGAAAAGAGTATAAGATAGTAGATATTGAAAAAACAATAGCTCAAAACAGAGTTATAATTCAAAAACTACAAATAAGAGCTTAATATGCCAAATACAAAATCACCTACAGATGCACTTAGCGACATAATGAAGCAATCAGGCAGAGTAATATCTGAAGAGAGTATGTCACTATTCGCAAATCTTAAAATGGCTTCACCTGTTAAAACAGGTATGTTTAAAAAGTCTTGGGTATTACAAAAGAAAAGCATAGACGGCATGAAGTGGAGAATTAGTAATCCTCTAGAATATGCTAGTATTTTGTATGATGGAAGACGTGTAGTAAATGGAAGGGCTTATGGTTCGGAGCAATGGCTTTTCGGTGGTTCGCCAATGTTGGAGAGAACCAATATAGCAATTAATGCAAAGCTTAAAAGAATAAGGGCTTAAATATGAGCTTATCAGAGACAAAGAAAGTTACAGAGAAGTATATACAAGATAATTGGACAACAACTCCCATATTTTATGATACACAGGACATAATAGGAGATGAGGCAATCCATTTATCATTTATTCCTATTGCTAGAGAATCAGTATCTACTTGTAACAATGGTGGTCATAGAGTTATCAATCATACTATGATGAAAATAAGCTTTTACGCAAAAAATACTTTGAGAGTTCTTGATTTACAGGGCGAAATGATAGAGCTTTTAGAATGTTTTAATAGTGGCAATTTATACTACGATATAGCTAGTTTTTCAGGAGAGGGAAGCATAAATCTAACCAATGGAATAGTAGAGAGTATCGTATTGTTTAATGCCAAAGAATATACATAAGGAAATAAAATGTCAATAATTAGTACAAAAAAGACTTCATTATTTGTAAGTCCAAATGAAACGCTGCCAACGCCTCCTACAGGCTTTATTGAGACAACAGATGCAGTTATACCTACGCCAGAGTTCACAAGCGTTGATATAAACAGACTAACGGGAAAAATGAACACAAAGGACAGCGTTGTTGATTTGTGCCGTGTTAAGACTTCATTTGATGCAAAGATGAACATGAGAAGTAATGACGTGGGAGGCTCTGCTTTATCAAATCCACCGGAGTATGGACGGCTACTAATGTGCGCAGGATTTGATGAAACAATAGACACAACTACAGTAGGACAAGAGACTGTAACATACTCAAATAATAATGAGGTAATGCCAACAGTATCGGCACTTGTGTATCTTGATGATAACAAAATGTCTATGACAAACTCTCTAGTTTGTGGTGCAAAAATAGACATGAAAATCGGAGAGCCTGCGACAGTTACAAATACGTTTCAGGGGTATTTAGATGATGCAAAGGGAGCAAAAGAAGTTAATCCTACTGTAACTCTAACAGAAGAGCCGATTTTGATTGTAAGCTGCGCAGACGTTATTTTGCTTGATGGAACTTGTCTTCCAATAGAGAGCGCAACTATTGCCATGAATGAAGTAGTGGCAGACTTGTACACAATGGGCGGTACTTGTGGACTTAAAAAGAATTTGATTACAGATTATGCTCTTACACTTGAACTCGGGTTCTTTGTAGATAAGGACAGTTACGGCAGAGAAGCATCTTTAATTGAAAGCGGACAGGCAAAAGCTGTAGTTATAAAGCTTGGTTTAGATAAAGACGGCAATTTTGTCAATGGAAAATCTGTAGAGATTAAATGTGATATTGCAAAAGCAGATAAGTACAGCGACAGCTCAAACAATGATATGTTAAGCAGAACTTTGACTTTAAGACTGTTTGATGGCTCAAGTCCAGCAGTACAAATAAAAAACGGCTTTTTTATTTGATAGTATAGTTATATTTTATCTCGGCTTTTTTTCGTGCCGAGATAGCATCTTCTTTGTTTTTATAATGACCTAAGTTAATTCTCTTATTTTTATCGTGAATGTATGCCTTCCAGTTATTTGCTTGTTTATTCCAACAAACACCAGTTGTACCACTATTATTAGTTTTCATAATTTTTAGATTTTTCCTCTAGGTTGCATATCTACAATCCAATATAATTTACCATTTTCATACCTAACAATTTTTTTTAAATATTCTTGTGTCATAAAAATCCTTTATGCAAATATACCCGTTTTTAATTAATGTGATATAATTCGTAAAGAGCTGGGTATTTATTTGTAGCATACACCCCCACAACAATAGGGCATTGCGCCCTATAAAAAGGATATATATGAAGTTGATACTAGAAGACGATTTCACTCTTGAATATAACGATGAGGTCTTAAAAGGAACGCTTAAAAATGTTACCAGAAAGCAAACAAAGGCACTAGAAAAGAAATTCAAAGACAATAAAGACGATGATGATGCAATCTTCAAAGAGCGTTTAGAAATGAGTTTATTCGGAGACGACAAAGATAAGATTATGGCAATAGGGGAAGAGTATAACTATAAAATAATTTTTGAGACTATTATTAAAGATATTGCAGAGAAAAGAGAAAAAAAGTAGCACAGCTTAATACTTACTTTGAACAGAGAGGCTCAGGTATCGGAATTGATACTCTAAGCAAAAGAGACAGGGATAACGTTGTAAACGACCCATACTCAAAGATAGTGCAACTTCCAGAAGATTTAGAGAGCCTGATTATTGTAAAGATATTTTTTAATACTCCTTACGAATATAATACGCATGGATTAGTAGGATTTAAGTACGAAGCTCTAAAAGATAGTGTTAAGTGGTCAGGATTAAGAAAAAAAACTCATATACCAATACTTTTGCAAATTATGACTTCATATATCAAGGGATTAAATTCAAAAAAATAGAAAAATGATATAATTACTTAATGCGAGTAGCAAAAAGGTAATCAAAAATGGCTCAATTAGTCATAGATATAGACACAAAAGGCGCATATAAGATAAACGAGCTTGACAAACAGCTCAAAAGCGTTGAATCCACTTCAAAAAAAACAACCTCCTCTTTAAAACTTGTTTCAATGGCAGTAGGTGCGGTCGTTGGTTCAGAAGTTCTTAGAAGCTTAGTAAAATATTCAGATACATGGACATCAATTAATTCAAAATTAAAAGTTGTATCAAGCAGTACATTGGATTTAATGCAGTCACAATCAAGGCTTTTTGATGTTGCAGAAAAGTCAAGGCAATCATACGAAGCGACTGCTACACTTTACTCAAGAATGGCAAGAGCTACAAAAGACCTCAACATTTCTCAAAAAGACCTTGTGAATGTCACAGAAACAGTCAGCAAGGCTCTTGTTGTATCAGGTGCTTCTGCAGAAGAGAGCAAATCAGCAATGATACAATTAAGTCAAGCAATGGCTTCGGGTGTTTTGCGTGGAGATGAATTTAACTCTATTGCAGAAAATGGCTCACGTATCAATGAAATATTTGCTAAATCTTTAGGCGTTACTAATGGACAGCTTAGAAAAATGGCACAAGAGGGCATGATAACAACAGAGGTTATGCTCAAGGCTCTAAAAGATGGTGCTAACGATGTAAATGCAGAGTTTGACAAAATGAACCTCACTATAGGTCAGGCATTGCAGTCCTTTAATAATAATCTTGGAAAAGTTATTGATAGGGCTAAAACAGGCACAGGTGCAATGTCAAATCTTGCTTATTCCATCAAATGGATGGGCGAAGCTATAAACGAAGCAGATGAATTTTGGTTTGGAGATAAGAAACTAGAAGCATATAAAAAGCGAATTGAACTTGACAACGAATGGATGCAAGCACAAAAGAAAAAAATGCTTCATCTCGATGAGGAGAAATGGAAGACTTCTGCACTTACAACTATTTTAGAGCAGAAAGTCGCAGATGAGAAAGATGAGCAAAAGTGGCTTGACAGTATTGCTTGGAAAAAGCAAGATAGACTAGACACAGAAGCACAGCTCAAGGAAGAGATGGAAGCTGTAAATGATGAAGTAAAAAAGAGTAGTGATTTAGTACAGCAGAATGCAGACATACAACAGAAGTCTATCGACATAATCAAATCGAAAACAGATGCGGTTACAGAGCTTGCAGCAGCTACAAGTTTTCTCTATGATGCACAAGGCAATTTAAAACCAGACCAACAAAGTGGAAATCACGACTTAGCAGCTGGTAACACATACTCTGTATTTACTCCAAGTGTAACAAATCCAATATTAAATAATAGTAATAATAGCTCTGGAATAAGCTCTGCCGTTCAGGACGTTATTTATTTAGGAGATACGGCAAAAGATACGGCAGACAACTTTGATGGCTTAAATGGCGTATTAGATACGTTCAAAACATCACTCTCTAATATATCTATTGGGCTAAGTAATGATTACTACTCACAAGCGAAAAGTGCTTTGTTTGGAAGTTCAGGCAGCGACATAAGTTTTGAACAGGCAAAAGCTTCTGCGCAAGAGGCATTTGATTTATTTAAGACAGATACAACAAATCAAGACTTTTTGAACGATTACAACAAAAAGATGGACATTGTAATTGGCTCATTAGATGAATTTAACGACAGCAGTAAATATAACTCTTCTGCAGAGCAGGAGTTTGCAAAGCAAAATGCACTTAGACAAATCAAAGGTTTTCAAGATGCGCAGCTCGATGCAAAAGAGGGTGTAGATTTACAACTAGATGCATTAAAGAAAATACAACAGGCTACACAGTCAAGTGACAGTAAATTATCAGAAAATAATACCCTTAGCAATCTTATAAAAAATTCCATTGCAGATGGAAATATCACAACAGAAGAGCTAAAGGCTATTTCAGATGAGAGCAAGACAAAATTATCAGGTATAGATTACAAGACGGCAAAAAATGCAAACGTTTCTCGTGAGGCGTGGGGCGTAATCAAAGAAAATCCTAAATATAATACACGCACAGCTTCATATTTTGATGAAAATCAAAAAGAATGGGTTACTAGGGATTATTATGATTTTGCGGGTGTCACTCACACTTATGGAAAAATACCTACAAGCGGTAAAAATGTAGGATATAAGCAAGGTGGATACACAGGGAACTACGGAGTAAACGAAGAGGCTGGTGTAGTTCATGGACAAGAGTATGTAGTTAATGCACAATCTACTAAGGCACTTGGATTGAATGGTTCTGATGGAATATTTCAAGACATTAGCAAAAAGCTAAATATGCTCTCTAATTTATATGAGATAAACAAAACTACAAAAAAAGAGTTATCTACACTTAGAAACTCTTATACTCTGCTAGAGGAGAGGTTAATATGATTGCAATAAGACAGGAGATTGGAGATTATAAGAGCATAAATGTCAAAGAAACAGGTGTTTTATACTCCGAAACATATAATTATATGTTCGGTGATGAGGTTTTATATAATCACTATTACTACAAAAACGTAATAGACAATAATAAAGGCAATATTCCGGACGACAATAACAATACGAAATGGTTAAAGTGGAGAATAAGCAATAGATACGCTCAAACAGATTTGAGAGCTAAAACATATACTATTTGGAACGAAGACACGGCAATAGATTTCAACGACGTTGGATTAATTTCAGAATTCGAAAATGGTTTATATACAGTTTTAGCGTTTGGTGGTGTTCATGGAGCAAGTATTAAAGTTGAAGTTATTAGCAACAATGATGGTTCTATATTATATGAAGATGTACAAATATCATATAATAGACCAAATTCAAATAATTGGTATAACTATTATTTTGAAGAGTTTAATCACGAGGATGAGCAGAACTTCATTTTCAATATTCCACCATTTGCAAACTCATATATTAGAACCACTATTGAAAAAAATAGCTTATTAACCGCATCAGTTAACTTCATGGTGGCTGGCAATGGTATATATCTTGGAGATACTCTATACGGATTATCGTTGGGGCTTAATGACAATTCAGACGTACAAAAAGATGATTTTGGAATAACAACCATTAAGAAAAGAGATGCTTCGCAATATATGGATTTGGATGTAACAATACCTTCCATTAGACTGCAGGAGATGAAAAGGAAAACTTACTCTTTATATGGAGAAATTATATTAATAGTGGCAGACGAGAGAGAAGACAGCAAATATGAGAGTTTACCTATTTTGGGATATATTGAAGACTATTCTACCGTATTATCCAATAGCGTTGAAATTCAAGCTAGTTACTCAATTAAGGAGGTAATTTAATGGATACGATATTAGTTGGCTCATTTGATGTCAAAAAAGGAGTTGAATACAGCGGTTTCGTTCCATACGGAAATGCTTTTATAACTACAGAAAAAGTAAAAGTTTCTATAAATAGATGCCCCTTTGCTTATATAAACGCAAAAGATACAGTAATTACAAAAATAGAGTTTACATACACGTTCGAAAATGATACTTCAATACTATTTTCAAGAGAAAATGATTATGATAATACTACAATATGGAACAGTAAATGCAGTAATAACATTTCTCTTGTAAAAGACACAGAAAGTGAAGCTATATGCTCATTAACAACAGCAGAAGACGTGAATACTGGTAATATAATATGTATTGCAAACATAGTAAACGATAACGACACAGATGCAAATATAACAATTAATTTGAAGATTGGCGCAATGACTGTAAAAAGTTTATCCATGAACGCTGTAAAAAATAATTCTACTCAAATAGTTTTAAAAGATATTTTAGTTGGAAAAGTTGATATAGGAAGCATAATAACGTTTTCGTTAAAATCAGATACAGATAATATATATGTTGATGGAATAAGATATCCATCTCAAATTCAAATTACAAAGGAAACATAATGGCAATAGAGCAAACAATATCCAATTTTCCAGATGCTCCAAATAGTGCAACAGATACGCCACAGGCTTTTAACATAAAGGCAAATAATTTTGTATCACATCAAGCAAATGTTTATGTTGGTGAGGTTAATAATTGGGCTACTCAAGCAAATTCAGTACAAAGTGATATAAATACAAAAGCTAGTCAAGTTGCTGCAGATGCAAGTCAAGTCGCATCCGATAAATTAGTAGCGCAACAAAGCGCAACAGATGCTCAAAACAGCGCAGATGCAGCGCAACAAAGCGCAACAGATGCTCAAAACAGCGCAGATGGTGTAGATGCTGATAATATAATTCATACTTCAGGTAGTGGACTTCCTAATGAGTTAGATAAGTCGGTAGCTCCTTATATTAGAGGATTTAAGAATTTAATTATTAATGGTAGCTTTGATGTATGGCAGAGAGGGACAAGCTATACTTATAATAGTGGTACTAATGGATATAAAACTGCTGATAGAATGTACAGTGGTAATCAGACAGATGGAGAATTTACTATATCAAAATCTGAGATAGAGGGAAGTAACTCAATTAAATTTGAAGTGAATACTGCAGTCTCAGATTTAACAGGAAAGAATTATTGGTATGGGTTTAGATATGCATTTGAGGGACAAGATTTATACACATTAGCTAAACAAGGTAAAACTTTAACTTTATCATTCTTGTTTAATTCAAATGTAGTTGGTGAATATCCTGTCTGTTTTAGAAATCTTACTGATAGTACAGCTAATGTTGAAAGCTATACTACTACATTTAACTATACAACAGCTAATACAGCACAAAAAGTAGAAGTTCAAATACCATTAAATCATAGTTTTAGTCCAGCACTACTAAATAACGCTGACTCAGGTATAGAATTTACAATTGGGTTTCTGAATCAAGAATCTTATTCAACAGATGTAACAGATACTTGGCAAGATGGAGATTATTTAACTACTTCAGATTGTGTAAACTGGGCTGCAACAGCTAACAATTTTATTGAAATTGCAGAGCTACAACTAGAGGAAGGTTTAGTAGCTACACCATTTGAGCAGAGACCTTATGGATTGGAGCTAAGTTTGTGCCAGAGGTATTATGAATATATGAAAATTTATCCTAACTATGAAAATGTTGATGCTGCTAGGTCTACTGTGTACTTTAAGGTAACAAAAAGAGCAATACCTTCAGTTGTTGTCCTTAGAGACAGTAGTGTTACAGCACAACCAATTGCTTTAATATCTGATACTGTATTGTCCTATATACCAGATGATAAGTCACAAGGTACTTATTTTTATATAGACGCAGAACTTTAAAGGAGATAAAAAATGATTAATACAGTAAAACAACAAGAAAATGGTTGGTTAGTAAACGGAAATATGTCAGTTCCAGATGACAAAGGTAACAGACATTATCAAGAAGTACAAGAATGGATAGCTGAGGGTGGAGTAGTAGAACCACAATATACAGATGAAGAGCTATCTAAAATAGAACAAGATAAAATCAATAGTGATGCTAAATATTATCTTGCTTCTACAGATTGGTATATTGTTAGGCAACAAGAAACTAGAAAAGCTATACCTAAAGAAATATTAGAGAAAAGAGAGCAAGCAAGAGTAGCTATAAAGTAATGAAATTATTTATAGTATTATTTATACTCCTTACAGGTTGTGCAACACATAAGAATGTAAGAAGTTATAAAATAAAATGTCATGATGCAGATGTACAAATAGATTATAATATTAGAGACGATAAATTAACTAGAAGTCATTAGAAAGATAAATTTAATTATAATTACATTATAACATAATGTAAGGATAATAAAACATGACATCAAAAGAGTATATAAGTTTATTAAAAGAGAAACAATCTGAACATCAGGAGCAAATTGAAGTAGTAAACTACTGCAAGAGAAATAATATCCTTTTTACTGCAGTTCCAAATGGAGGGAAAAGACACAAAAAAACAGCTTTCGATTTAAAAAAAGAGGGCGTAAGTTCAGGTTTCCCCGATATGATTATATTTAAAAGAGGAGATATTCTCTTTTTAGAGATGAAACAACGTGCTAGAACTCTAAAGAGTGGAAAAAATAGCATAAGCCATACAAAGTTATCAGATAATCAAAAAGTTTGGATACAGGAGCTAGAAAGTAGGAATTTTAACGTATGTGTTGCGTATGGTTCAGACGAAGCAATTAAGTCGATTAAAGAATTTATGAAAGATTAGAAAATTTATATAATTTTAACGATGAAAAGTATATAATTACTATTGAAATATCAAGTCATGCTTTTAAGCTTCGCCCTCGAAAGAGGGTTTGACTTTATTATTTTAGTACGAATTAAAACATTTCAATAACACTAAGTAGCCCGCAAGACCGCTTAGTGTTATTAAAGTGCTTTAAAGGTCTTGCAACCAATTCCTCTATTGCACTATCTCGTAGTTACGGAGCTAGTCAATGCAAAAAAAATACAAAATCTATATTATGTATACAGGTGTTTTCTGTAAAATTGGTGTTACATCAAGAAAACTAAGTGAGCGAATAAAAGAAATCCAAACAAGTTGCCCTTTGCCTATTTTTGAATACGATGAAATAGGTCTTTTATCTAAGTCTACGGCATTTTATGTCGAAAAAATAGTAAAAAAGCATTTATCAGAGCATCATACATTCGGAGAATGGTTTAAAGAATTTCCATCTATTAAAAAATCTGTATCTTATCTGATAAAAACACACTCACATGAAAGCTACACAATAAAGAGTTTCAATACAAAAAATAAAAAGTTTGAAGATATATCTATACAGCTATTCAACAGAATACAATATGCAAGAAAAAATCACGATATTTCAAAATTATCCCAACTATATACAAACTTCATTAAAGAAAAAAATCTTATAAATACAGATGCAATAGTAAATCCAAAAAAACATAAAGAAATTTCATCTAAAGAAAAAAGAAAAAGACAAGAAAAAGCAATGGCAAAGTTTAGAAGAAATAACTCATGGCTATACAAGGAAGAAGTATGACACACTATCCAAAATCAAAAAAAGACGGTGGAATAGAAACCGTCAGTATTTGCTCAAATTGTCATAGAGCTTTTCATTATTATTTAGATTATGGTGTATATTATGGAGCATAGTTTTAATATAGAAATAGCAGAAAAGTACGGGGTAAATTGTGCAATTATATATAAAAATTTAGAATTTTGGTGCTTAAAAAATAAAGCAAATAATAAAAATTTTTACGATAATAATTTTTGGACTTACAATAGTGTCGAAGCTTGGAAAAAATTATTCCCGTACTTAGGCGAAAGCCAAATAAAAACAGCACTAAAAAAGCTTGAAGAAGCTGGGCTTATAGCAACAGGAAATTACAATAAGAGTCCATACGATAGGACTAAGTGGTTTTCAATAATCCATTTGGCGGTTTTAGCCAATGGAAAAGAAGATAATATCCAACCTATACCAGATAATAAACCAGATAATAAACCAAACAAAGAAGAAGAAGAAGAGGATTTTCTTTTTTTAGATGAGTTTATTGATTATATTACAGAGGGTGGAAAAGGAATAAGAAGACCAAACGCTTTTAAAAATGGAGTTATAAAAAAACTTAGAGATAAAGACAAAATAACTTTATATAACTACAATAAATTCTTATCTAAATATGCAAAGCCTAACGAGATAGATATTAACTCACTAAAAGATTTTAAACTTAATATTGGAGATAAAATTTATGATTGTAATAGTGCTTATGAGATAGAAGATAAAATATCTGTAGAATACAGAGGTGCTACAGGATTTATAAATATGACAGTTCCTAAAAATTTATTTCTTTCAGGATTAATACAATCAAGCACAACAAACCAACAACAAAAGGATTGAAAATGTCAATAGAATTAGTTTTAACGGCTATAGGAGCAACTTTCTTAGTATCATATATGCTTTGGTATGGTTTTAGATATAAAAAGCGTTCAAGAGCATCTAAGAGAAAAAAAGATGACTTCATACAATGGCTGTAGCAGAAGATGAGTATTTGTCTTGCTTGGACAAACTAGAAGATTGCATAAAAAGCATAAAAGAGATAAGTTCACGAATGGAAGTTCTATGGATTACATGCATAGGCGAAGTATATAAAATCGAGGAAGCAGTAGAAGATATTAGACATAATCTAGTTTCTGAATTAATAGACGATAAGGATTGTTATCATGGCAAAGAAAAGAACTAAAAAAAGAGATAATACAAAGCATATAAGAGAGTTAAGCCTTTTGCTGCCAGCATTTTCTTATATTTGGGATAGATTAGAGAAAGTTGATGAAGAGCATAAAAAAGAAGATGATGTAAAACTAGCTAATTCAGTAGCTACAAAAATGGCTCACATATTTAAGAGATTTGATATTAAAACGCAACAAAAAGCCTTAGAGCTTAGTAATGCTTGTATGTTTAAAGCAAGTGAAGACTATATCGCAAACGAAAACGTACCGCCTGAACTTATAGACGAATACGGAGGTTTAAAAGTAAACGTATTCTCTCTCGGGCTTGGATTGCTTGGAATACATCACGAGCACAAAAACAAAGTAATCCATGTCGGAATGATAAATGAGCTTGTAGAACTACAGGACTATTCAGAAAAGAATATTGATAGAGACGAGATAAACAGGGCTTTTAAATATAGCGATTATGTTTATAAATATGTTATGAGATTGGATATTAAATGATAGATTACAAAATAAAGCCAAAAGGTGATAGATACGAAGTAGAGCATAAAGAGAAGATTATAGCGCAAGGATTTCTTGATATAGAAAGTGCACTACATTGTATATGGGTGCAAGAGGGCAAAAAGCCAGATAATTATTACAATTTTGTGGATGGAGTTGTTGAAATAGTAATAAAAGAATAATGTTGCTTTAATGTTATTTTAATGTTTTGTGTGAGATAATTCATTAAATCAAAACAAGGAAGCAAACATGAACTTGATATTCACAGCTACTTTAAGCCTAATAATTATTATATTGGGCTTGACACTTATAGACAATCCAAATAACTTAACAAGAGGCATTTTAGTTGTACTTCTTACGCTTTTATATTTCTCATTTAAACGCAATAGAGAGAAAGCATAATGATTATGCAAAGTAAAGAGTATTATTTAGTAAAAATATTACTAAATTTCAATAGTAAATTGACAGTTGCACAAGTTTCTAAAATAATTAAAATTATTAGAGGTATATAAGATGAAAAAAATGACAGATTTAGAGTATAACGAATTAGACGGATGGAGAGCTACACAGTTTAAAGACATTGCAAAGTACGGATTATTCGACACACTTAATCCTGTACCACGCACAGAGAGCAAAGCTTTTGAGTTCGGCTCTTTGTTTCATACGCTGGTATTAGAGAGAGAAGAGGTTATAAACAGATATGCGCAGCCTCTTGACAGACCACGCAGAAGCAATGCAGATAAAGAAGCTCATGCAGAGTACGCAGAGGCTAATAAGGATAAAATTATTGTAGATGCTAAAGATATGCAGCTTGCAATCGAAATGAGCGACGTTGTACTAAAAAGATACGGAAAAATCATTGAAAGAAGCAAGAGAGAGCTTGTTTTTGAGCATAGTATTGACAATATTAAGCTAAAAGCCAAAATTGACATTTACGATGAAAAGAGCGGTTTTATAATTGACTTAAAAAGTACAGCAGATGATTTAAGAAAAGTAACTTCAAACAGTTTTGAATATGGGTATCCTCTTCAATCAGCATTTTACGAAACCGTAGTAAATGGAAATGGTTTAAACTATACTAATTTTGGCTTTTTATTCGGAAGTAAAAAAGATAAAAGAGCCTTATTGTATGAATGTGATTACAATTTTATGGAGTACGGAAGAGAAGAGTTTGCAAGAGTATTCGGATTAGTACAGGCATATACAAATAGCGAAGAGATAGTTGATGCAGTAAAGAGCTTGAGCCTACCAAATTGGTATTTAGAAAAAAATAATTTAGTATAAAAAGGATTTATTATGACAGAGAAAACACAATTAAATGATATTATTGTAAGAGAAGAGCCACATGAGATTTCAGAATTAGAAGTGAGTGAAAGAATGTTTGCATTAGAACAGAGAAAAGCACAGGCAATGATAAGCGGTTCTATCCTCCCATCCAACTATAAAAACGTTGGGGATGTTATTGTACTGAATGAAATGAGCAAAGTTTTAAATATCCCGATGGTAATGTTGGCGCAACAGCTATACGTCGTAAAGGGAAAACCATCCATGAGTGGTTCATTAGTAATTGCAATATTAAATCGTTCAGGCAAATTCGACAGTGTTATGAAATGGGAGGAGGAGACCAAACCAAAATGGAGAATAAGAGCTTATAACTCTATAAATGGAGAGCTTGTATATGGAGAATGGCTCGATGATGCCTTTATTGAAGCAAACGGATGGCTAAGTAATCCTAAATGGAAAACAATGAAGTCACAGATGGCAAGATATAGAACTGCGAGCTGGTTTGGTAGATTATATGCGCCAGATGCTCTGCTAGGATTTACAACACTTGAGGAGGTTGAAGAGATAACAGAAGTTGAGGTTGTAGAAGATAAAAAAGCATCTAAAAAAATTCAAAATGAGCTTTTATGATGGACTTTACAAGACAAGATTTAGTTAATCATATAGGAAGAGATAAAGCTTTATCGTTGTTTATTCAGCTTAGAAAAAATGGGCTTGGTTATTATAAAATGGGAAAATACAAGTATATTAATAAATATTCTAAGAAGCAAATGGAGGCAACCGCCTCCATTATTCATTTTAAGCCAGATGAAGTTATTGAATACTATATGAATAGGATAAAAGAGTATGAAACAAGCCCATTGCTGGTTGCTAGACCGATTTATATCAAAGCGTGGAAGAGATGTATGGAAGTGGCAAAATATTTTAAGGAATAAAAAATGATACTACCAAAATTCAGAATCAAAAACAATATGGAGGTTATTCTTTTATGACAAGGGAAGAAGCAAAAGATGAATTATTCTCAAATTTAAACACATATACATATACCGAAATGAATGTAATAGGTAAAACCGATTCAGTTTTTATAAATAGATATTGTGTAATTAGATTTATTGACAGAATATTCGATGATTTTGAAAAAGAAAATTCATGTGACTACTGCATAAATAATCATGTAGATAATGATGGTAATTACCCATTATCATGTATAGAATGTAGACGTTTTTATGCTGATAAATTTGAGGAGAAAAAAGATGCATAAGTTTATAGCTTATGTTATATATTTTAAAAAGCTTGTTAAGGTAAACGAAATAGATTTTAGTTTGAAAAATACAAGAGTTTTACTATTAAAAAAAAGGATTAGAAATGAGCTTTAACAAGATAATATTAGTTGGAAATCTTACTCGTGACATAGAGAAAAGATACACGCGTTCAGGTATGGCAATAGCAAAGACAGCTATTGCAACTACACTAAAATTCTATTCAAATGGAGAGAGAAAAGAAGAGGTATGTTTTGTAGATATTACATTCTTTGGAAGAAGTGCAGAAGTTGCAAATCAATACCTTAGAAAAGGAAGCAAAATACTCGTTGAGGGAAGATTGAATTTTGAGCAATGGCAAGACCAAAATGGACAAAAGAGAAGTAAACATTCTGTTATCGTAGAAACTATGCAGATGCTAGGCTCTAAAAATGATAATATAGGCTCTAACGCTCCCGTAACACACGAAAATATACCTCAACCTCATCCGAAATACGATAACGAAAACGCTAGAACTACAAATCAGATGAGAGAGCAGTACAACAAAGAGAAGCAAAAACCATCCATGGATGCACAGATACCAGAGATTGACATTACAGAAGATGAGATTCCATTTTAAATGAGTTATTTTGTATATAAGATAAACAAATCCGGTTATTTAGTTGCTAGAAAAGTTTTCAAAGTAAAATATTATAAAAAAGGAATATAAAATGCCAAAATATAATTTTAATATAAAGATGGACATAGATTTAGCAAGGAGATTTAAAAAAGTTGCTATGCACAATGATGAGGATATGTCAAAGCTTGTAAGAAAGTGGGTTAAAGAATATGTAGGAAAGAATAGTCAGTTGGCACTCAAGGAGTAGTAAGTGGATATTATAAACAAGAAAGTATCTGATTTAATTCCTTATGCAAATAATGCAAGAACACACAATGAAGATCAGATACAACAGATAGCAAGTAGTATAAAAGAGTTTGGTTTTACTAATCCAATATTACTAGATGAAAAATATGCACAAGTGATAGTACAAAGATATATAGATTATACATCAAACACTATGATTAGAATAAATGGTGTTGAGATAGACTGGGAAGATTATAAGAATGGCAATAAGTGACACTAAAAAAGAGAAGATTTTAGCAGACTTTCATACTGGAGCATTTAGTCAAAGAGAGCTATCTAAAAAGCACGGTGTAGGTGTAGCAACAATCAGCCGTTTAACAAAGGGTTTAATAGCACAAAATGGAACACTTGTGGAACATATGGTGCAAACTTCTATACAGGCACACGAGCAAATGGAACACTTTGGAACACTAAAAACGGAACACCAGCAAAGTGTTTCAAAAGTTGTAGATGATAAAGTAAAACACCTCGAATTTATAAACAGAATAACTCTTAAAAATCTTCAAGTGATGGCAAAAAAGATAGATGAAAACACTACTATTGCAGAGCATAAGATGATAAGTGAAGCAACAGATAAAAGTGCAGTTACTTTAGGTGTAGCAGATCGCTTCGCTCCAAAGATAGATACAGCAATACAAGTAAACACTAACGATGATAAAGAAGTTACATTTAAAAGGCTAGGAAATGCCAACGATTAACTTGTTACCGCATCAAGACGACTTTGTTTTTAGTACGGACAAATATCCTGCAATCATTGGAGGGCTTGGCAGCGGTAAGACAAGAGCAGGCACAATAAGGCTTATTAAGCTTATGATGGAAGACAAAGATATAGATACTCTATACCTTATGCCAACGTATGACTTAATAAGGCTTAGAGCTATTACAGGAGTAATTGAAGACTTGGAAGCAGTAGGACTAAAATATACGCTCAATAAATCAACTTCTACAATACAAGTGCATGGACATGGAAATATTCTATTCAGGTCATACGACAGACCAGAGAAAATCATAGCTTTTGAAGTCGCTCATGCAATAGTTGATGAGATAGACACTTTAAATAAAGACAAAGCAGAAGAAGTATGGAGAAAAGTAGTAGAGAGAATAAGACAGACTTCCAAAGTACCAAACTCAATCGCTTGTGTAACTACTCCCGATAACGGTGTAAGCGGATTCGTTTATGACAGATGGGTTAAAAACAAAGCTGCTGGCTACAAGATAATAAAAGCATCAACATATAACAATCCTTTTCTGCCTGAAGACTACACACAGCAGATACTCAATAACTACGACGGTATACTAGCAGATTTATATCTAAGAGGCGAGTTCGTATCACTTAATCAAAATAAAGTATATTGGGCGTACGATAGAATTAAGCATCACATCGACAGAGTTGTTACTGATAAAGATAAAATAATATACTACGGACAAGATTTCAACGTTGGTGGAAACGTAACGATAGTATTTGTAATAGATAATAACATTCCTATAGCTGTAGATGAGATATTGTCAGTAACTACACAAGACACAGTACAAAAAATAAATGCTAAGTATCCAAATAAGACTATTGTAGCGTTCCCTGATAGTTCAGGAGGAAATGAGAGTGCAAATGCTCCTGTTTCGAGTATAGCACTATTGAAACAAGGTGGTCACAGGGTTGATGCTCCTTCAAAAAACCCATTCGTTCGTGATAGAATAAACGCAGTAAACGGACTGTTTTCTCATAATAGACTATTTATAAACTCTAACACTTGCGAGCAGTTGGCATTTTCTTTAGAAGCACAAGGATATGATGAAAAGAATAGACCAGAGAAGTATAACTCCCATCCAGCTATTGATGACTATTGCGATGCCCTTGGGTATTTTATTCATAGAAAATTCGCAATAAAACGACCAACATTAGTAAGTGGTAGGAGAAGATAGTATAATACTTAAAATGTTTAAGGAACTGATATGAAAAATGATATTACTTTTGTTAGAGATGAATACGTTAAGCATCTTCCACAGATGCAAATATGCGAGGATATATATGAGGGAATATCCACAAGTATAAAGCATCTTGTTAAAAACTCAAATGAATATCAAGAGGACTTTGATAACAGAAAAAAAAGAGCTACTCTAAATAATTTTGTAGAAAGAATTGTTAGTACAATGGTAGGAGAAATTTTCAGAAAGTCAATTTCATATAATAATATATCAGAAAGAGATATTGAATTTATTGACAATGCTTGCAATGGGCTTGACTTAAATCAATTCTCAAAGGATATTGTGTCAAGTGCAATACTGTACGGAAAGGCTTATATACTTGTGGATATTCCAAAAATTGGAGGTATCCCTTACTTTACAAAGATAATCAGACCGCAGTTAATTAATTGGAGAAAAGACAGCGAAAATAAGTTTAAAATGGCTGTAATAAAAGAATATTATCAAGAGGATAGCGGCTTCTCACTTGCTAATAAGCTCCAATATAGACATATTAAAGAAGATGGGAATATTGATATATACAGGACTACAATCGGAAATAAATTGGAATTGGTAGAGAGTATTACAACTTCTTACAATTACTGCCCTCTATTTGAAATTGATATTGATGATGTTCCCCCTCTTTATGACATTGCAAAAGTAAATATAAAACACTTAAATTTTCAAAGCTCTCAAGACGATTATCTTTTGGAGGCACTAACTCCAATGCTATTCGGAAAAGCGTTGGGCATCGAAGCAGAAAATGATGTTTTAGGCGCAGATATAAAACCACAAGCTCCTAAAATGGTAATCGGTGTCAGAAGTGCAAACTTTGCAGACGACCCTGAGGCGTCTCTTGAATGGGTTGAGATGAGTGGACAGACTTATGACATATCGAGCAAGCATCTTCAAAAAATGGAAGACGATATGAGCGTGAGAGCTTTAAGACTTCAAAGCGAAAGCATTAAAACGAAGACAGCCACTCAATCGCTACAGGAGAACAGCGAGAAGCAATCACGGCTTATAGATATTGCAGACGATTACCAAAATACTATAAACAATTCCGTAAAAGCTCTTTATGAAATGAGATATTCAAGACAATTCGTAGGAGAAATCGTTGTAAATAAAGATTTCAATATAAGCGTAAATCAAACAGTAGTATCTGATATTAATCAGGCGTTTATATCTGGTATGGTAACTCAAAAAACAGCTCTTGAAGCACTAAACAAAACAGAGGTTTTTGACATTACAGACATAGATGCAGAGGTTCAGGAAACAGAACGCCAAAATGTTGGAATATAATTTACATCAACTAAGCCGTGTATCGCCAGAAGCAGAAAAAAAGTATATAGCATCTCTTGAACTAGCTTACAGCAGAGCTGTAACTGCTCTTAACGAGAGAGGAGGTCTATATACAAAGGCGAGACTGCAACGAATCATTATAGAAATAAATAATGAACTTAAGAGTATCAATCAAGAGTTCTCAAAAAATATCTACAACGATATTGGGGAAATAATATATGCTAGCCAACAGTACACTCAAAAAGAGCTTGAATGGAGTATTAAATATCCATTAGCTAAAGAGCATTTTGAAACAGCAGTAGCACTTGCAACTATAAACAAAGAGGGAATTAACAAGCTTATAAATATAAACAGAATAGCGTATTACTATGTCGATGCAAAAGGTGTAACTCATACATATTCAACAACGCAAGATATGCTTATCAAAAGTATTGCAGACAGTCAAGCAAAAAAAGTAAAATCTACCATACTTGGAGAATATAGCATTGGAAGCTCTGTAGAGAACATAATCAAGGCAGTAAAGCCTTATATATCAGGAGATACAGCGAAGAGAGATATTAGAACAGTAGTTCAATCTTTGATAGTTGAGGCTAATTCAAGAGCAACAAGCGAGCTATATAGAGAAAACGAGGAGTACATAGACAAATATCTCTTTGTGGCTGTTTTAGACAGTAGGACAAGCTCTTTATGCCGCTCTCTTGATGGGCATAAATTTGATGCACAGAAGCCGCATTACACTCCACCATTGCATCCAAACTGTAGGAGTGACCTTGTCGCAATTCCAAAGGGCTATAAGCAAGGTGAGAGACCTATAATTTTAAAAGATGGAATGGTCAAGATAGTAAATGATAAGGACTTTTCATTTAAAGATGCTGCAGCCTTATATCCAGAGTTAAACAATAAAAAACTTATAGACGTAGATAAGTACATAAAAAGTATTATATAGCTTGGCAATGTGCTATAATACAACTAATAATCGGGTGCGATTAAATTTATAATACGGTGGTATTAGAATGGGTTTAGAACTGTTTAAAGCAAAACTAAAAGACGAGCCAGAACTTTTAAAAGAGATTGAAAGTCTTTATGAAAGCAATAACGAAAACGTAAAGAGAATTGGAGTTTTAGAAACTGAACTTTCGGGAGCGATAGAGAAAAAGAAAAATCTTCAAGACATGGTGCGTGAAGTTACAGGCATAAGTGAGCTATCAAAAGATAACTTAAAAAAATTCGCAGAAAACGCAGACGAGGGCTTAAAAGCAGACAATGAAACTTTACAAGCTAATTATCAGAAGCTTAAAGATGAGTTTGATGCAGTAGGCACAAAACATGAAGCCGAAGTAAGCGAGATGATTTTAAAAGATACTCTTAGAGGACTTGGAATATCTGACAAAGTTCAAAACGATAGAGCTTTTCAAGAGCTTACAAAGCTTGTTTTAGATGGTGCAGAGAGAGACGGTGCAACATTTAAGTTTAAAGATGGTGATAAAACTCTTTTTAATGAACGAAATCAGCCTATGACAGTCGAAGACAAAGTTCTTGAGTTGCAAAATGGCGAGTTTAGTTTTTTATTTAAGCAAGCACAGGGTGGTGGTGCAGGAGAAGTAGGCGTAACTCCTACAACAAAAGAAGTCACAGAGCAGAGAGCAAAAGTGGCTATGATAAAAGACAAATTTTTATAAGGACTAAAAAATGGCAATTAATTACACATTGGATACTTTCAAAATCTATGATGAAGAGTTCAATAGCTCATATATTGAAGCTTTGCAGATGGAAGTTGACGTATGGAACGCATCAGGCAACGGAACTATAATTTTAACTTCAGAGAGCTTAAAAGGTAACTTTGAGAAAAAAGCAATCTTTAAAGAGTTGGCTTCAAGTACAATCATTAAGCACAGGGATCCGTCTAGTGTTGCAACAATCACAGCCGAAACACTAGACCAAATTGAGCAAATAGGTGTTAAGCTAAATCGTTACTCATTTATCCAAAAAACTGCAGACGCTTTCGCTAAGTTAGCAGTAGATCCAGAAGTTACATTTTCTCAAATCGTTGGTGTTGCAACAGCACAGGCACAAGTTGAAGATGCGGTTAACACAATTATTGGTTCATTAATCGCTGCAATCAGCTCTGAACCTTCCATGGTGCTTGGAGATGGTACAGCAGACGTTACTTTTAACGATATTAATTCACTACGTTTTGCGTTTGGAGATAAATTTAATAACGTTAAAGCCCTATATATGCACTCATCAACAGCGAGTAAATTCGTTGACTTGAACATCAGTGAAAAAATGGACAATGTTGGTGGTATGACAATCAACACAGGTAAATTCGCATCTCTTGGTCTTCCAGTTATCATCGTTGATAGTCCATCATTTACAATGGCAGTAGGTAAAGGTATTCTGGCACTTACAAGTGAAGCTGGTGTTGTTGTTGATAGTGAAGCTCCACGTGTTTACAC